TGGACAGAAGACGGGAAGGCCAAGAATTTAGCCTTGCTGACATCAACCGAGCGTTGCGAGATGCTGGAGACCTTGCGCCAGACCGAGGCACGGGATTGGATTCGCAGATACCGCAACAAACAGCGGGAACTGGGGAAACAGGAAGCCCAAGCGTGGTGGGAGACTGTGAAGCTGGGCATCAAGAAGCGGCGTGGACAGGTTGGAGTAGATACCTTGATTGCATTAATGGAGAAACAGCGTGATGTCAATCGTCTTTGATGTACCGCTTGAACCCAAGGGCAAAGGCAGACCGAGGTTTTCCCGACATGGAAAGTTCACCAAGGTTTACACCGACCAAGCCACCCTTGATTACGAAACTGCAATCCAACTGTGTGCCAGCAAAGCAATGGGTTCACAAAAGCCACTAGAAACCCCTGTAAGCGTGTTTTTATACATTAGGCTACCTGTGCCTCAGTCGTACTCAAAAAAGCGCACAGAGGCTTGTTTGGCTGGCGCAGAACGCCCTGCAAAGAAACCAGACATCGACAATATTGCAAAAGTATTTTTGGATGCAATGAATGGCACGGTTTACCTTGACGATACGCAAGTGGTTGAGCTGAATCTGAAAAAGATTTATTCCGCTGTGGCTGGGGTAGATGTAGCAATTATGGAGGCGAAATGAAACCCGAAGAAGCAGCCCAAACGATTAGAGACAAAGCCCCAGCTTACGGTGAAGCCAAGGCGCAAAGGGTTTACCTTGACGAATTCAGGAAATCCAAAAAAGCCTTGTTGATGAAAAATGCACTTGAAATGGGTTACGAGGCCGCGAATGCACAGGAACGGGAAGCGTATGCAGACCCAGCATATTTGCAATTACTGAAAGGTTTAGCCGCGGCAATCGAAAAAGAAGAAACTTTGCGTTGGGAGATTGAGGCGGCTAGGTTAGATGTCGAAATTTGGCGAACAAGGGAAGCCACAAACCGAATGCAAGACAGGGCGCACCAGTGAAATGTCCTGAATGTGGGACATGGACAATAGTTAAAGAGAGCAGAATCAGCACAGGAAACACACGCAGACGCAGGCTGGAATGCGCCAATATGCACAGGTTTTCCACATTGGAGACAATAATTGCGAGCAAAACACGAATACGTAAGAAGCAAAAAACTGCTGAAGATGGTGGCAAGTCTTGACTGTCAAGCCTGTGGTTCAGGCCATATGGTGCAAGCAGCACACACGAACTGGGGCAGCGGCAAAGGCAGAGGCATCAAGGCTGATGACAACCAAGTGGCTGCACTGTGCTTGAAATGCCATTACGAGGTTGACCAAGGCAAAGACTTGAGCAAAGAAGAACGGCAGAAAATGTGGACGGATGCACACAAATCCACGATAAAAGCACTTGAAGCCGATTGGCCTGTAAACTTACCTAAACCGATGGAGACCGCATGAACCCAGTTAAGCGTTGGCAAGAATTTACAGGCAAAATAGCAACTTACGCAGAAACTGGACAACCTTTCGCGGAGGTTACAAATGGAAACAAAAACTGAAAAACCCACACTTAAAAAGCGCGGTTCGAATGGCGGCGCTCGTGAAGGCGCTGGCAGACCAGCCTTTGAGCCAACAGCAGCCGAGCGTAAACAGGTAGAAGCACTGTCAGGCTACGGCTTGCCTATTGAGCAAATTGGCGCACTGGTGCGGGATGGCATACACATCGACACACTGAGGGCGCACTTCAGTTCAGAGTTGGTTAGCGGCAAGTCCAAAGCCAATGCCCAAGTAGGCAAGACGCTGTTCAGCAAGGTTATGGCTGGCGACACGACTGCGGCAATTTGGTGGAGTAAGACGCAGATGCGATGGGCAGAAACCCAAAAGCACGAACTGACTGGTGCTGATGGCGCACCGCTTGAATTCACAAAGATTGAGCGTGTAGTAATCAAAAATGGGTAAAACCCTGCAAATACAAACACCTGAGTGGGCAGTGCCGTTGCTAGAGCCAAGCCGCTACAAGGGCGCATGGGGTGGTCGAGGTTCTGGCAAGTCACACACTTTTGCCGAGTTAATGATTGAAGGCCACATACTTGACCAAAAGCGCAGAAGCGTTTGCGTGCGGGAAATACAGAAATCATTGAATCAATCGGTCAAGCGGCTGCTGGAGACCAAGATTGAAGCAATGAACGCTGGCGCTTACTTTGCTGTGCAGGATTCAGTCATCAAGTCCAAAAAGGGCGATGGTGCGATTATTTTCCAAGGTATGCAGAACCACACCGCCGACTCTATTAAGTCGCTGGAAGGGTACGACTGCGCTTGGGTTGAGGAGGCGCAAAGCTTAAGTCAGACCAGCCTTGACCTATTGAGGCCAACAATCCGCAAACCCAACAGCGAGTTGTGGTTTACTTGGAACCCTCGCCAGCAATCTGACCCCGTAGACTTTCTACTGCGTGGTCCTGAACCACCAACAGATGCTTCGGTTATCAAGGTTAACTTTGGTGAAAACCCGTGGTTTCCGCAAGTCCTGAAGGACGAAATGGAGTACGACAAACGGCGTGACCCTGACAAGTATCAGCACGTTTGGATGGGTCAATACCTACGAAACAGCAGCAGCAGGGTATTCAGGAACTGGAAGATTGACGAGTTTGAAGCACCAGACGATGCCATTCACCGACTTGGCGCAGACTGGGGATTTTCGATTGACCCAACTGTCTTGGTGCGATGCCACATTATTGGGCGCACACTTTATATTGACTACGAGGCTTACATGGTGGGATGTGAGATTGTAAACACGCCTGAACTATTCATGCAAGTTCCTGAGGCCGAGAAGTGGCCTATCGTGGCCGATTCAGCTCGACCAGAGACAATCAGCCACATGAAGCGCAATGGGTTTCCTAAGATAATGACTGCAGTCAAAGGGCCAAAGTCGGTCGAGGAAGGCATCGAGTTTTTAAAGAACTACGACATCGTGGTTCACCCCCGCTGTATTCACACCATTGACGAACTGAGTCTTTACAGTTATAAATCAGACCCATTGACGGGGCGTATCCTGCCCCAACTGGAAGACAAAAAGAACCATGTCATTGATGCTTTGCGGTATGCGTGTGAGGGCATCAGGCGGTCAGCAGTCACAAAACCAGCTACATTTACGCCATTGCCCAATGTCAAACGCTGGTAGATAATCGCCTAAAAGGACAAATATGGCACGAATACCCAACGACCAACGCCTTGCCAATCTGCACGCTGAAGCACTGCGTCAGTTCAACGATATACAAACCGCCTTGCGGGATGAACGTTTGCAATGCTTGCAAGACCGTAGATTTTATTCGCTGTGTGGTGCTCAATGGGAAGGTCCACTCTACGACCAGTACGAAAACAAACCCAAGTTTGAAGTCAACAAAATCATGTTGGCTGTTATTCGTATCGTCAATGAGTACCGAAATAACCGCATCACAGTCGATTATGTGAGCAAGGATGGCTCAGAGAATGACAAGCTGGCTGAAGTCTGCGATGGGTTATATCGTGCTGATGAACAGGCATCCGTGGCTGATGAGGCTTACGACAACGCATTTGAAGAAGCCGTAGGCGGTGGCATTGGTGCGTGGAGGTTGCGCACAGTTTATGAAGATGAAGAAGATGACGAGGATGACCGTCAGCGCATACGCTTTGAACCCATTTACGATGCCGACAGTTCTGTATTCTTTGACTTAAACGCCAAGCGGCAAGACAAGTCAGATGCTGATTTTGCTTTCGTGGTCACCAGCATGACCCGTGAGAGCTACAAAGAAATCTACAACGATGACCCGACAGATTGGCCTAAGATTATTCACCAGTACGAATTTGACTGGTCAACGCCTGATGTGGTTTTTGTGGCTGAATATTACAAAGTCGAAAAAAAGACCGAGGTTATCCGTATCTTTGAAACGATTGATGGCGAAGAAGAACGCTACTCACAAGCAGACTTTGCCAACGATGAAATGCTAGAAGAAACCCTAGCTGCGGTTGGCAGTCGTGAGGTGCGGCAAAAACGTATCAAGCGAATGAAGGTTCGCAAATACATCATGTCAGGCGGCAAGGTTCTGGAAGATGCTGGTTATATTGCTGGTAAGTGCATCCCGATTGTGGTGGTCTACGGCAAACGCTGGTTTGTGGACAACATCGAACGCTGCATGGGTGCGGTCAGGCTTGCCAAAGATGCACAGCGTTTAAAGAATATGCAACTTTCCAAACTGGGCGAGATAAGCGCACTGTCCAGCATCGAAAAGCCCATTATGACCCCCGAGCAAGTTGCTGGGCATCAAGTCATGTGGGCTGAAGACAATTTACGGGATTACCCCTATTTGCTTATAAATCCCATTACTGGACCAGATGGCAACACACAAATCAGTGGTCCTGTAGCTTACACAAAATCAGCACAAATCCCACCAGCGATGGCGGCACTGTTGCAGATTACCGAACAGGATATGCAAGACATTCTTGGCAACCCGCAGGGCGCAGACAAGATGGTTTCGGGCGTATCAGGCAAGGCTGTAGAGTTAATTCAAACCCGTGTAGATATGCAGACATTCATTTACATGAGCAACTTTGCCAAGGGCATGAAGCGATGCGGTGAGATATGGCTGAGCATGGCAAAGGAAATCTACACCGAAGACAAGCGGAAGATGAAGACCATTGCCCCTACTGGTGAAGCTGGAATGATTGAATTGATGCAGCCAATGATTGACCAAATGACTGGCGCAATGAAGATGGAAAACGACTTGACCGATGCAACTTTTGACGTTGTGGCGCAAGTCGGACCATCCAGTAGCAGCAAACGTGCAGCCACGGTCAGGGCTTTGACTGGAATGCTTCAGATTACCCAAGACCCTGAGACCGCCCAAGTGCTGACTGCAATGGCGATGATGAATATGGAAGGCGAGGGAGTTCAGGATGCCAATGCTTATTTCCGTAAGAAGTTACTGCGGATGGGTGTGGTCAAGCCAACTGATGACGAAGCGCAACAGCTTATGGCAGAAATGCAAGGTCAACCTCAAGACCCGAACTCCATGTATCTACAAGCGGCGGCTGAAGAAGCGATGGCAAAGGCAGCCAAGGCCAGAGCTGACACAGTGGACACAATCGCTGATGCCGAATACAAACGCGCCAAGACTGTTGAAACACTTGCAAAAGTGGACATGGAAACACAAGAATATGCCATGCGGATGATGGAGATGGTTGTCCCGCCGGGCCAGCTTGAGCCAACACCCGGCACACAAGTCATGGTTGAGCCGGGGGTTTAAGGCATGGCTGATTTGCGAGAATCCGCTAGAGACCCCCGTGGGGACTTTATGCAAGCAACCCGTAGAGAGCCAATCTCAGGATTTTTGTCTGACTTGACGGCCTCACTTTACAGCCCAGAACGAACCCAGCAGATGCAAGGTATAGCGCGGTTTTTTGATGTGCCAGAGCTAAGCCGGACATTGAACAGGTATTCTTACGGACAGCCCATTACGAATATTGGCAAAGCAAATGTGCCATTGATACCTGATGACACGGCGGCGGCGGCAATGTTTGTTGCGCCATTGGCTGCTCAGGCAACACGGTTTGGTGCAAAGGCTGGTCGTCTTGGGACTAAAGTTATTGGTCAAGAGATAACAGAGAGGGTAGCAGCGGGTCAATCTTTGTTGCCTAAACAATTAATTAATACATGGGATGCACTGGCGGCACAAAAAGCAAAAATGCTTGAAGATATGGGAAGAGACGCAAGAACCATCTGGCAAGAAACTGGTACATGGAGAGGAAAAGATGGAAAACTAAGGCAAGAAATTGCCCCGCCCGAATCACCACAAATTTTGCAACCACCTACAGACCCAAGTCTCTCAGTAATTAGCCCAAATACCCCAATCACGCAGGAGAAAAGATATGAAACAGCCCAAGAAGGTCCGTTCCTCAGGGTTCAACCAAGCACTTTTGCCGCAGCTGGACAAAAAAATCGCGGAATACGAGAAGAAATACAGCAACCCGACATTATCGGAGGAGCAAATGGAAACAATGTTCCGCAACCAATATCGGACGAAACGGTCGATCAATTCTTAAAAACGCCAGATAATTTTGTTCGCCAAATAGTTGATGAGTTTTCTCAAAAAACATCTGGGAAAAAGTACGAATTACCAAAAATGCCTCCATCAAGTTTGGCAAAGCAATCGGCTATTGGGCGAACGTTTCAATTAGCGTCTGAAGGCGACGAGTTATATAAAAACACTGTATTTGAAGAATACGGGAAAAAATTTCCACAACTAATTAGATCAACTGGCGCAAAAAATTATGACCAACTTTTAGAAGCGTCATATTTACAACTTGCAAAAGAAACACAAGACCAGTTTTATTCCTTGCCAGTTAGCTTGTCTTATCACCGAACTGGTGAGGGTAGTTATACCAGTAGTAAGGAAATGCTGAAAGATGTTTATGGTAATAAACATTTATATGTCTATCAAGGGGGTGACCCGCACGATTTCTTAAATGCGATTGATCCAGAAACAAAACTTAACACCAATGAGATGTTTCGTGCAGTTCATGATTTTTATGGGCACGCAGTGCATGGAAATCAATTTGGCGCAAAAGGCGAGGAAATTGCTTACGGGGCACATTCGCAAATGTTTTCGCCATTAGCGCGGATTGCAATGGCAAGTGAAACGAGAGGGCAAAATTCTTTTGTTAACTACACGCCAATAAATGCTGAATTAAAAGGAAGAATAAATAAATTGAACGGCATACGTTATGAGGCAAATAGAAGCGGTAAATTAGATGATGTTGCTGAAATTGATAAACTACTGGGTGAAGCGTGGCAAAATTTTCAATTTGCTCCGCAGAAAAGCGTTTTATTGCCGCCGGAATTTTTAGATCCGTCTTTTACTGGCGGGATGCCAAAATATATACAACCGTTAATAAAACCAGAAATGGGAACAACATTTTCTGAAACTCTGACACATTTTAGTAATAGGCCAGATTTGACATTTCTTGACCCAACCCGTTATGGGCAAGGTATAAAGGGTAGAGAAATGGAAAGACTATTAGGATCAGTAAATCCAGTTATGGAAAGGTCGTATGCTTATATTGGCGACCCCTCCAAAGTGCGAGCTGAACCGGGTTTGGGTATTTATAAATATGGCGCAGAAAGTCAGGGTTTATATAATCTTTTATCAGACCCGCTGGCATTTAGGACCTTAGCAGTCGAATCAAGCCGCACGCCGTTTACATCAAAATATAACCAAGGCATACCTGACCCAAACCAAGCATTTACTGATGTTGAGCGCATGGCTAAGGAGTACGGTTATGAAGGTGCGGCTAACCCAGAACAAGGAACTGCAATTCTGTTTGGGCCAACGGCTGTAACAAGAGCGCAGCCATGACATTGCCAACAAGTTAAAAAAGTACGACAATCAAAACAACGGTTACCACCCAGCCGTTCAAAGTGGGTGAGTTGAATGGGGTCTAAGATGAATCAAAAGGCAGTAATTGAGAACAATGAAATTGAAGTAGACGAGGAAGAAATCGAAGTCACCAACATCGTTGACGAAGAAGAAACCGAGGATACCGAGGAAGTTGTTGTCAGTATTGGTGAGGAAGCGCCACCTCCCGAAGAACACACTCCAGCGCCTGAATGGGTAAAAGAGTTGCGTAAGACGAACCGAGAACTGCAAC